AAGTGACAGGTTCAGATATTAATTCAAATATTATTATTAAGTGGGGAGAAGCTCAAGCTTAATCTTCGACTAGAGTATTAGTTTGACTGTCACCAGGAATAAGTCTAAAATTATCTTCAACAGAATCAGGTGTGCTTACTTCAGTTACAGAACTCATTGGTTCTAGTGCTTCTAGTTGATGAGGTTGTAAAGGAGGATTATGCCAAGTGTCACCTTCTTTAAGTTCTTTCTCAAACAGTGTTGCATCTTTGGTGTCAATCCAACGAACTATAAATCTTCCACCATTAACGAACCAAGTTTCATCTTTTTCGTGATGAAAATGCATGCTAAACTTTGAACCAGCTTTTTCAAACACCATTATCTTTCCGCAGTATTTGTCATTAGTGGCCCAAATAAGTTCGTAGCCCCAACCTTTTTTAATGTGTCCTTTTAATCTAGTCTTGTCCAAAATTAATCTCCGATATATTAAAACTTGCTGTTATTCTTTCAACGTCACTTGCGAAAGGATATACTTGATGTTTGAGTTCTGCTGGGAATAGATAAATTTCTCCCTCAACAGGATATTTACGATAAAATCCAGCACCGAAACCAGTGTTTACCCATTCTAACATTCCTGGACACCTTGCATTTGATTCTAAAGGAATAGTTATAGGTTCTTGGCTTAGTTCTTTAGGAACCTTGATCATAAGTATTCCGCTAATAAGTCCGCTATGTTGATGTAGAGGATTAAATTCATTTTTTGTCATATAGTTAAACCAAATGCCGTCTATAGAAAAATTTAGTTTTCTATAATCAAAATCTCCCCATTTCCACTGGTTTGATTGATTATAATATTTCTTTTTGTGTTCAGTTTCAAACTTTACGTACTCTTGTATATGTGGAGCAAGAATACTTAAAACTTCTTGACTTATGTTGTCTGCAACTCTTTGCTCTTGTATGTTTCCTGATAACTTCTCACCAACTTTAGAGGATTTCCTTGAATTCTCCGCTAGCTCTTGCAAAATTTTTAAATCACTCGAAGTAAATACAGACTGATAAATTTGTGGACTAAATGGTACACTAAAGCTATGTTTTTTTATAAATTCGCCATTATTTTCCTCAATTAGCATTTATATAGTCCTTTATATTAATCCACTGCATATCTATTACACTATTTAATTTGTCTAAATTAGCACAAGTGTATTTTTGATATTGACTTTTAATATTGTCCGGAATTGGAATATATTTAACTGTAGCATTATATTTCTTAGCAATAGTTTGTGCAACAGTTTCAAAACTTTCTGCTACACCGGTGCCAACATTATAAATGTTGCTTGCATCTACTGTAAGCATTTTTTCATGTACTTTGCAAATATCTTCAACAGACACAAAATCTCTTTTGTAATGATCACTAAGTTGAAAAACTTTGATAACTCCATCTTCTTGTGCTTGTTTTGTAAACTTGGTGTAAGGCGAAGCTTGATCGCCTTTGTCATCTTCACCCGGACCGTACACATTAAAATATCTAAAACCTTGTATAAGTACATTGAATTCGTCTTTGTGTTGCTTTATAAATCTATCAAACAAATACTTGCTCCAAGCATAAGGACTTTGTGGTAATAATGGACCATCTTCTGTAAAATGTGTAGTAGGTCCGTAAACACTTGCACTAGAAGCATACTGAAAATTTACACCATAATTATCACATACTTGTAATAATCGCATACTGTATTCAAAATTTTGATCTATAATTCTATCTACATCAGTATATGTTGTGCTTGTGATAGCACCAAGATGTATTACCCAATCATATGTACTAGGGTCAGGAACAGCATTATCTATATATTCCCACCCTTCGACATCATGACCTTGAGTAAGCAAATAATTAGATAAATTTCTTCCGATAAATCCTTTATATCCTGTAACTAATATTCTCATTTACTTGCCTTTATAATATTTGTTGTAGAATATCCTTTTACTTTTGGAAATATTGCAACTTCAGCTAAATCGTTTCCTACTACCGTCTCAACAGTATAGTCACCACCTTTTACAATTATATTTGGTTTGATTTTTTTAATTGTTTCATATGGTGTGTCTTCATCAAAAATTATCACTTCATCGACTATGCCTAGTTGTTCTAGTGTTTCTTTTCTAATTTCTTGGCTATTAATGGGTCTAGTTTCGCCTTTTAAACGCTTAACGCTTGCGTCACTATTAATAGCTACTATAAGCTTATTACCTAAGCTACGAGCATGTCTAAGCAGTTTTAAATGCCCAATATGCAGTATATCAAAACACCCGTTAGTAAACACAACAGTATCTTCTAAATCAGATTTTGATAATATGTATGTTCCAAGATGCTTAACACTTTCAGTTGCACCTTTAGCAGCAAGTTCTAAACACTCTTTAATTGTTTTGTCTTGTGTTAGTCCATATACAAATGCCGCAAGAAAACAATCTCCTGCACCTGTAACATCATTTACTTCTACTTGCTCTGGAAGTATAAAATGTTCTTCGTCTTCAAACTTTGCTGTTACTGCACCGCCTGCATTAGTTGTTATTATATTACCTTTATGTTTATCAAATCCAAATTCTTTATATTCCTTAGCATTAGGTTTAACTAACCATGCTCCTTCATAACATTTACGATGGCGTTTTGGGTCAACAATAACTTTACAACCTTGGCTGTTTATATGCTCTATAATTTGTGTAGAATGTGTTAACACACCTTTGTTATAGTCGCTTAATATAACATATTCATATTGTGAAAAATCACTACGCAACACATTTCTTAGTACAGCTTCACTATCTGCTTTCTCGTCTTCATCTAACCGTGTAACATAATGTCCGTCTGAAATAATTCTAGTTTTAGTACTTCTTGGTTGCTCTGTTTGTACAAGCTTAACATCTACACCTAAACTTTTAAGATTTTCAACTACAAGTCCTGCGCCACCTAACGAAGTTTTCACTCTGTCTAAATTAACAATAGGTACAGGTGCTTCCGGACTTATACGAGTAGAAGTACCGTAGATATATTTGTCAATTATTACGTCACCAAGGACTAAAACTTTCATACTTTATTATACTATCTTTATGTTTAACTGTCAAGCAAATTAATAGTTTGGAACACAGTTTCAAGTTTAGTTAAGTTTATCTTACTTTGAAGGGTATTACGCAATCCATGATGTAACGGTTTGGGCCATTTTGTAAAACTGCACCATGCATATCCATCATGCTCTGCGTTTAGTTGAGGTATAAATTCACTCTGTACTACGCACAAATATGTATGAAAAATAAATTTTTTATCGTTGCTTAAAAAACTTTCTAATGGAAGTGTTTTTTTAATAATAGGAAGTTCACCTATTTCCTCAGATATTTCACGTTTTAACCCTTGCCATGGGGTTTCAGCACCTTCGTTTGTGCCTCCTACTAAGCCCCAAACGTCAGACTTTTTACCATTAGTACGGTGTAAAAATAAAAATCTATTTGTGTCTAGAGTGTAGAATAATGCTCCACTACATACAATACTTGCATCCATACAAGTAATTAGCCAGAGAGGTCAACTCTCCAAGAGCCAACTGGATAGTCACCATCAATACTTAGTAACCATTCATTATTCTTAAATCGATATTGTGTCTGTGTATTTAAATTGGTTATATATGTAGTAGCTGTAATTTCTGAAGCGTCAAATATTATTACCCATTTTGAACCATCCCATTCAACTATATCATTAATGCTTGCAACTAAACCGGTACCATCTGTATTTGCCCATGCACTAGAAACATTTGTTGCACTAGCATCGCCGACGTTATCAAGTAGTAAAAGTCTTAAACCTGATGTTTTAATAGGTGTAGGATCGTAATTTGTAGGATCTATAATATAGTCTACAGAAGTCCTTGCACCGCTACTACTAGTTATAATAGTATCTGCAGGGAAACTATCTGTATCAAAATCAATAGCAAGTATCCCTTCATCTAACGGATTTATTGCAAATGTTCCTGTAACGGTTTTAGAGTTATCGTTACTAGTTAAGAATATTCTACTTACGCCTGCCGCATAAACTCCAGGCAATGCTGTAAATATTTCTCTCCAGTTTTTCACACCAACCATTCCGTTTGCTACAAGTTGTGCATTATTTTGACTCACATATACTCCCCACTGTGCGAAGTTAACATTGGCAGAATGTCCTCCTGCTAATGAATCAATACGTGTACCACGTTTATCTGTAGATGTTCCTGGTTCTGATGTATCGTCATATGCATTGAGCTGAGGCCTTGAAACACCATCTTCAATAGTACCATTTTCTTCATCAAACATACTAGTAATAATATTTGTAATAACACCCATCTTACGTACTTTAGTAGGTGGACTGATATAGATAGGAACACTAAAACTTAGTGTAGCAATATCTATTTCTGTGTCTATACCAACAGGAACACTTCTACTACTCCATTGAACATTTTCAAGATGTACTACAGTTATACTAGTCCAATCTATAAAGTTATCAGTAGTTTGCATTTCTAAACTAGGATTAAATAAAACTAGTATTTGCTCAAGCAATTGCAATTTTTGATCTGTGTTGCTAGCCCAAATATCTGCATTTACTCGCATTAAATAAGGTGTTGGTATTAAACGTTCTACGGTATAAGCTTTACCTTCTGTGTTTAGATATTCTTTATTAACTTCGTCGTATGCTCTTTCACGGATATTAGTTTTTCTAGTATATGTGGCGTCTGTAAGTCTATCTTTATCTAATTCTAGTCCTGTAATATAAACACTAATCCTAGGAGCACTAGGTAATTTATTTTCACTGTTTTCTCTAATAATGTTAGCTACCTGACGAGTCAAATCACCATACATAACAGGTACATCTTTAGTTTGCCCATCACCGTCAATAACAGGAAAATTACTTAGGATACGCATCATTTGTGTAGTGTATCGTCTTATCTGTCCGTCATAAAAATGTTGCATTAGTTATCCTTCTTTGGACGTAGTGCTTTGGATAAGCTTTGTCTTTCCGGCACAGTTTCTCCAGCAATTGTACTAGTAGCACTATTATTAATAAAACTAGCTTTTTGTGTTTGTTTTTCTAAGGTATTACTTAGAGTCATTCTAATATCGTCATTTTGTTTAACCCATCTGTTTCCATCATACTTAAACATTCTATTTGGTAAAAAATCTGTACGTAAAAAATAATCACCTTGTTGATTATCTTGTGGAAATGAAATCCCAAATCCAAACGGTGCTCCATTGGGTGCAACATCTCCTGTGCCAACTAGGTATCCTGAATATCCTTCTCTATCCGGACGATCACTTACTTCGTCTGCCTTAGTATTAATTTGTGATGCATCTAGGTCATCCTGATCAGCAGTTTGTAATGCAACAGAACCGTCTGGGTTGGTTGCTACTGAATAAAAATGACTTATATCAAATCCGCTCTTAGGTGCATCTTCTTCTGCTTGTGCAACTACAGCTCT